TTCGGCAGAACTTAGTACAATGAGAAGGCGACCATTAGGGATTGGAATTATTAATTTTGCATTTTGGTTAGCAAAAAATGATTTAAATTATCAAGGCATTGATGCAAAAGGTTTAGCCTTAGTAGATGAATGGGCAGAAGCATGGAGTTATTACTTAATTAAAGCAAGTGCGGATTTAGCAGTTGAGAAAGGTAATATAGATGGCGTATATGAAACAAAATACGGCGATGGTATTACTCCAAATATGACTTATAAAAAAGAATTAGATGAACTTTCACCACATAAAGAACGTATGCCGTGGAAAAGTTTACGTAACCAACTTAAAAAAACAGGTATCCGCAACAGTACATTAATGGCACTTATGCCTGCTGAAACATCAGCACAAATAAGTAACAGTACTAATGGAGTAGAACCACCACGTGCATTTGTTAGTGTAAAACAAAGCAAACATGGTGTTTTAAAGCAAGTAGTACCCGGATATCCACGTTTAAAGAATAAGTATGATTTATTATGGGAGCAACGTAGTCCAGAAGGCTATTTAAAGATTATGGCTGTATTACAAAAGTATATAGATCAAGGAATTAGTGTTAATACAAGTTATAACCCAGAATTTTATGATGAAGAAAAGATTCCATTAAGTATTATGCTTCAACATCTTGTTATGTTTTATAAATATGGAGGAAAACAATTATACTATTTTAATACATATGATGGGCAAGGTGAAATAGATTTTGATAAGAAAAATAAAGAAGGGTTATTAGGTAGAGAAAGTTTTGACTCTGATGAAGAATATGACGACTACTGTGAAAGTTGCGTAATTTAAGAGAAATAGAAAATGACAGTTTTAAATGTAAAAAATGAAAAATATCATACAGAAGTAAATGCATTTGTAGATGAAAAATTAGGATTTCAACGATTCGATACTGTAAAATATAAACAATTTGATAAACTAACTGATAAACAGTTAGGTTTCTTCTGGCGACCAGAGGAAGTTGATTGTCATAAAGATTTTACAGATTTTAAAAATCTTACTGAGCACGAACAGCATATTTTTACATCTAATCTGAAAAGACAGATTTTGCTTGATAGTGTTCAAGGTAGAGCACCTGTAGAAGTGTTTGGTCCTATTTGTAGTTTACCAGAAATAGAAAATTGGATTATGACTTGGACATTTAGTGAAACAATTCATTCACGCAGTTACACACATATTATTCGTAACATTTATTCAAATCCTACAGAAATATTTGACGAACTTACTAATAATAAAGAAATATTAGATTGTGCAGATGATATTACAAAATACTATGATGATTTAAATGAATATAGTATGTATTATCAATTACTAGGTGAAGGAACACATAAAGTTAATGGTAAAAAAATTAAAATTAGCAAATATGAGTTAAAGAAAAAAGTTTGGTTATGTATGAATAGTGTTAATGTACTAGAGGGAATTCGATTTTATGTTAGTTTTGCATGTTCATGGGCATTCGCAGAACTTAAAAAAATGGAAGGTAATGCAAAGATTATTAAGTTTATTGCACGTGATGAAAATGTACATTTAGCAAGTACTCAATACTTATTATCAAAAGTATTAACTAAAGAAGATAAAGATTTTGCAATGATTGCAGAAGAATGTAAAGATGATGTAACAAAAATGTTTGTTGATGCTGTAGAACAAGAAAAAGCATGGGCAGATTATTTGTTTAAGGATGGCTCAATGATTGGTCTTAATGCACAGTTGTTAAGTGATTATATTGAATGGATTTGTTGTAAGCGTATGATAGCATTAGGCATAAAATGTCCATTTAGTACTTCACAAGCAAACCCATTACCATGGACACAAAAATGGATTAGCGGTGCAGAGGTACAAGTAGCACCACAAGAAACAGAAATTAGTTCTTATGTAATAGGTGGTGTTAAAAAAGATGTGTCAGATGAGACATTTTCAGGATTAAGTTTATGATTATAATTTATGGAAAAACATCTTGTGGTTTTTGTGATGCCGCAAAGAAGTTATGCGAAGCTCGTGGATACAAATACGAATATAAACAATTAGATAAAGATTTTACAAGAGAAGATGTTTTAGAAACATTTCCTGGAGCTAGAACGTTCCCACAAATCATCATTGATGATAATAAGATAGGTGGGTACCACGAATTAGTTCAGTATATAAAAGATACAGGAGCATAATATATGTTAATAGAAGAACAATATAAAACTGGTGATATAGTAAGTATAAAACTTTCATCAGGAGAAGAAATGATTGCACGATTAGATGAAGATACTGGAGATAGCATTACAGTTGTCAAGCCTTATATCCTAGTCGCGGCTCAAAAAGGCGTTGCACTTGCACCGTACATGTTTACAATTAATCCAGAAGCCAAGATAAAGCTGAAGATAAATAATGTTATATGCATAGTTAAATCAGCAAAAGATGCTAGTGATATGTATATTAAACAAAGTACAGGAATAGCAATAGCAAGTGCCACAAGTTCATAGAAACGGAGACTCACGTAAATGCGGTGCATCAACAATAGCATCAGCACATAAAAACGTGTTTGTCAATTCACAACCAATCAGCGTAGATGGTGATCCAAACAACCATGGCGATGGTGCCTTAAAAGCACAATGCAGAAATGTATTTGTAGGTGGAAAATTAGTAGTACTAAATGGAAATCCAGCAGATGCAGACAATTATTGCCCAATTCCACCACACTGTGGACCAGATGCTACTTCGGGCAGTCCAGATGTTTACATAGGACAATAACATGAGTGATTTTGTAGACGAAATAAAAGATGCTAGTGATTATCTTAATTCTACTAAGGTAGATATACCTACAGGTAAGTTTGAGATAGATCCAGAAACAGGTACCGTAATAGCTCAAACTCAGTCATATAGTTTAAAAGAAATTATATGTATGCTATTAGCTGGAAATGGCATAAAACTTCCAAATTTACAAATATGTCTAAAGATAAACTTAGGTAGACTTATACCGGAGATTCCTGCAGGTTTAGAAGAGTTAGAAGAAGCTCTTGCAGACGCAGAAAAAGCTCTTGATGATTTTATTGCACATACTAATATTGATAATGTATTAGGAAGACTAAATGCCGCAATAGCAGAATTTGCCGCTATTGCAAATATGATTAATTTTTGTGGAACACCGGTAGTACCACGTGCTATTCCAAATGTTATAAAAGATTCAATGGGTAGTTTCTTAGGTGCAGGTAAAGATATACTAGATACACTAGGAAAAATAGCAGACAGTGATATTGGTGGATGTATTGGTACAGATGGAAACTTTAAACCAGATTTATTTACAGGTGGATTATTAAAACAATTAGGTGATAATTTTAATAATTTACTTGGTATGCCTGAAGCACTAAAACAAAGTATTACTAATGACTTAAAAGCATTTAAATCAGACATAGAAAATCTTATAAAATTTGAAAATAATTTTAAAGGAACAACAATTGCAGGTGGTAGTATATTTGCACCAAGTGATAGAGTAAACACTGGTGTTGGTATGGCTGTTGATCCAGATTTAACATTGGCAAAAAGTCAACAATATGCGGCTAGTATACAATCGTTGTATAATAGTTTAAAAGGGTATCCAGTAGATGCCGCTGGTAATGACATTTTTTATTATTTGTTAGAACCAGAAATATTAGCAAAGTTACAAAACAGCGGTGATCCAACAGTACCTTTAACAGAAAGAGAACCAGTATATGATGATTGTGACAGGGTAATAGGTTATACAGAACGTAGTACTCAAACAGTACAACAATTTAGTACTGGTGGCGAATCAGTAAATGTAGTACAACCAGGTGTAACTGGATTACAAGAAAGTGGTATAGTATTAACTAGCCCACCAGCAACTACAACAAATTTAGGAAGTGGCGGTGGAACTTTATCAAGTGCTAATGTTGATTTAAGCAATTACTCTACTACAGCAGAAATGCAGACTGCAGATGCGGCGATAGTAACAGCATTTACATCAGCAGATACTACAGCAACAACAGACCGAGCATTAATTCGTACAGAATTTGCGGCGGCTGATGCAACACTTCAAACAAGCATTAATACAAATACATCATCTATATTAACTAATACAACCAATATAGCAACTAATACAGCCGATATAGCAACTAATACAGCTACTATTGCGACACTAGGCGGTTTAAATCCAACATTTACAAGTGTTACAACAACAAACTTAACAGTAACAGGTACAGGTACCGTAACACTTGCAAGTGGAAATGACTTAGAATTAACTGCTACAGATAGAGTAAAAGTAACAGGACTTACTCCATTTAAACTTGCTGTAATGACTACAGCAGAACGTGATGCACTTCCGTTAACAGAAGTAGGAGATATGATTTATAATTCAACTACTAAAACATTTCAAGGTTGTACAGATATTACTGGTGGTACTCCTCAATGGGAACACATGACATAATGGAAAAAGAATACATTGTTGTTTTAAACCCTGATATAGATTTTGCTCAATTCAATCAAGAAATGATTAACAACACAGGTGCAGGAGTTATCCCAAATAGAGCAGTCGACGTTGCTAATCCTAGACCAGGTAGTCAACGAAGTACACACTACTCATTAACAGATCAAGAAGCAGAACAATTAAAAAACGATCCTAGAGTACGTGATGTAGAAATTCCACCCGATCAACGAGATGATATTGAAATTGGACTTTTTGCATCCCAATCTGGGGATTTTACAAAAACTACATCTGATAGTGGAAGTCAACTTAATTGGGGTATGCGTAGATGTATGGAAAACGTAAATCCATATGGTACAAGTAATGCT